TTCGCGCTCATGGACATCCACCGAACCAAGGCCGCCGCAGTCCGTGCAGTAGAGGCGGCGGGCTATACCGAACTCATCGCCCAGAGCGCGGCAGGCGCCCTCTACGCCAAGCCAGGGGCCGAGCGTGATGATCGCGGCTTTCCCCTGGTTACCGCGACTGTTTCGGCTGAGGATCGCCGGTGGGTGGTCAGGCTGCCGGATTGATCGAAGCTGAAGCCCGGCGCAAGATCGACCCATGACCGCGCAGGAAGAAGCCCGCGCACGCGCCGCCTATGACTCGGATCGCCGCAAGTTCCCATGGTGGGGGACCTGGGACGAACTGCCCGATCCATGGCGGAGAGTTTGGCTGTTGGTCGCGGAGACGCACACGGCGGAGGTCATTCCGTTCAGGCGGCCGGGGCGTTAGCTTCCGGCGGGAGCGCTCGCACATCAACGCGTGGCGCAGTCTTCGTCCGGTGGACCAGCCTGAAACGAAAAAGGCGCCCCGGCCGAAGCCGAGGCGCCCAGTCTCCGATGATGGCCGCTAGGGATCAGGCGGCCCTCGGGATGGTGTTGATTAGCGGCCCCAGCCGCCCCCTCCGCCGAGCCGCACGGCGTCGTAGATGACGCTGGCCAGGCCGCTGTCCACGCCCAGCGCCAGCATGGCCTCGAGCAGGATCCAGTCCGCCTGCGCCCGCGTGTACCAGCCGTCCAGCCCGCGGGTGATGTAGAGATAGTCGTGCAGGCAGAAGGCCTTCACGCCCGGCCCATCCGGCGCGGCGAACCAGCGGAACGCCCGCGGGATCGAGCCGAGGTCGGTGACCCCTGGCGCGATCGCCCGGCTCTCCGCCAGCAGCTGGAGCTGCGCGTCAGTCATCCCGGCCGGGTCGAACGCCGGCACGGTGATGAACTGGCCTGAGCCGAGGGCGCCGTACTCCCACGTCAGCGGTTCGGCATGATGCCAGAGCACCCGATCGCCGCGGCAGACCGCCGAGCCGTCCGAATACTCCAGCAGCTGGAGCCCGAGATGGGTGGTGAACCGGCTCATCCCGGATCGAACGGACCGTTCAGCCCGACGATCATGGGCGGCGGATCGACGGCCGCATTGCCTCCGCCGGAGCCGGCGTCGGGCGCCAGCTTGTCGATGTCCTTCAACGGCAGGACCTGCGGCTCCGCGGCGGGGCAGTGGCGCGCGACCTTGAAGTGAAGGCTGGCCGGCACGCCCGCGGCGCCGGTGATCCCCTCCAGCTCATCGTCGTGTGCGCAACGCGGATCGGTCAGGATCTGCGTCAGGTTGGGGCCGCTGACTGCGCCGCTGAAGCCAGCGCATCCCGCGAGGTTGACCGCAGCGACGCAAGCCGCCGCCAGGATGAAGAGGCGCCGCATCAGGCGCCCTTGCCGGTGAACCAGGTGCGGAGCGTCATCGTCACCAGGGGCAGGCCCACGGCGATGAAGTCCAGCACCTGGTGCTGCAACTGGTCCGGCACCACGATGCCGAACGTGGCCAGCAGCGCGACGAGGAAGCCGAGCGCGTTGGCGAAGTTGATCTTCGACAGGCCGGCCGGGTTCAGGGTGATCGCGCCAGGCTTCCAGGTGAAGAACGAGCGCAGGATGATGGTCACCAGCGGAGCGCCGACCGCCACCAGCTTGACGACGGCGTCCTGGAGTTCCTGGGGGACCGCAATCCCGAGCACCGCGAGCGCGGCGACCAGGAAGGCGCCGCCGTTCGTCCAATTGATCTTGGACGCGGCGGCTCGGTTGATGGTCATGGGTGGTCCTTTCAGCCGGCAGGATCGGAAGCGGCGGCCCACCGGGCGGCCGTGAGCCCCGGGCCGGCGCCGGGGCGGATCGGATGGAGTGGGCGCGCCCTAGGCGGCTTCGATGCTGGCGCGGACCTGCGCGGCGAGTTCGGCCGGCAGCGCGGACAACAGGCCATCGAGCGCGGCCTGGCCGACGCCTTCAAAGCCCCGCCAGGTCTCAGGGTCGGCGCCGAGGTGGGCGCATGCGGCGCGGATCGCCGCCTCGAGGGGGTTCACGCCGCAGCGCTCCAGCCACCCAACGCCAGCGCGTCCTGGAACTCGATCGCGTAGTCGGCGATTAGGTCGGCGCGGTCCTGGCCGTTGATGATCCGGCGCGCCGCCATGAAGTCGGCGCGGGTCGCCGCCCCTTCCGTTGGCAGAAAATGGAGGAGCCGGCGGCCGGTGAACCAGCCTTCGGCCATGCCGCGCGCCATGATCTTCGCGGCGATGTCGGGCTGCATGGCGAGGTCGGGATCGTCGAGCAGCGCATCGCCCAGGCCGAGCTCCCGGCCGGCCTTGAAGTAGTTGGCGCGCCCGGTCAGCTGCACGTAACCGCGGCCGGCGAACCGGGCCCCGTCGCCAGGCTCGGTGTTGCCGAGCGCATGGGCAACCTGCGGGCGGTTGCCCTGAGGGTCGTACATGCGTCGGAAGTAAGCCTCGCCGCCCCGCTCCTTCACGGGCTGCATCGTGTGCGCCGTCTCGTGATAGGGCGTCGCGAACTCATAGGCCGCCCACGACAGCGGCGCGCCGGTGCAAGCGGAGAGGATCGCATTGCAGCCGTCGACCTCGTCATGGCTGAGCGTGGGCCCGAGGAGGCCGCTGCGGAGCTTGACGAAGAAGGCGGCGGGGCGCGAAAGGCTCATCGCGCGCGCCCCTTCGGGCCGGGGGCGTCGGGCTCGTATACGGCCGGGTCCCGCATCCAGCGGATCGAGGCGTTCATCTCCTTCAGCTGTTCGATCCACGTCTCTTGCCGCGTGCCGATCCGGGTGACCTCCACCTTGAGGTCGGCGAGAGCGCTCATCTCGCTCTCCACGGCAGCGACGCGGCCCGCCAGCGCCGTCACGGTCCCCCGCAGCACGCCGTAGCCCACCGCCAGCGTGACGAGGTTGATGAGCAGTCCCGTGGCGCCAAAGGCGAGCGCCACCCAGGCTTCGGCGTTCATGCGGTACTCCGATGATGCAGGTCGGCCGTCTCTCGCGGGCGGCTCAGGAAAGGTTCAGCAGGGCCTTCACGGCGGCTGTCGGACGGATCTCTCCGGGCTTGGCGCGGTCCTCGCCCTCGTGGCTGGCCTCGTTCACCTCATCGCCCCAGGCATCGCCCGGTTCGACCAGGACGGCGCCGAACCCGACGCCGCCGGAGGATGGGATCAGCGCCATCACCGCCTCGGCGCAGGCGTAGGCCTGCCGGACCGTGGGGAACGTCGACATGAAGTCGTCGCCAAAGCCTTTGACGAAGGTCCCGCCGAAGGCTTCGGTCAGCTCGCGCCCAAGGGCCCAAAAGCGGTGCGCCGCCGCCCTCGCCTCATGCGGCCCGTGGCGCCTGGTGAAGCCCGTGAATTCCGACATGTCCATGATCAGGACGGCGGCGACGACCTCCTTCATGGTGAGCGCCTCCGGCCGAACTTGGCGAACTTTCGCCACGTCTGACGCTCGCCTTGCGCGTGTGCGCCGTTGACTTGCGCCCGCACCACGCCGACCTTCGGCGCGGCTGTTGAGGAGAGAAGCGATGTTCAGGCATGCATTGATCGCGGCGATCGCGGTTGCAGCTCTGGCCGGTCAGGCGTCGGCGACGGTGCACACGATCAACTTCGAGATCGACCCGACGGCCAATCCGCCGTTTTCGGCGTGGATCCAGGGGCTCGGCAACACCAATCCCTATGGCCTGCCGTCGCAGCCGCACCTGGCCGGCAGCTTCACTGTCGACGACAGCCACCTGACGGACTTCGAAGACGTGATCGAGGGCGTGTTCGCCAAGGCGAAACCCCCTTACATCCTGAGCTTCGATCTCGTCGCCGGGACCAAGACCTTCTCGCTCGCCGACGTGGGCGCCGATAGCTATGTCGGCTTCACCAACGGGATCATCACGGGCTTCGATATCACGCTCGGACCCCAGAGCCGGATCAGCCAGGGCGGCGCGACCCTGATTGACGGGACGGCAGGGCTGACCTGCAGCAATCTATGCGTCAGCTTTGCGGACGCCTCGGCGGCGATCCCCGAGCCCTCGACCTGGGCGCTGGCGATCACCGGCTTCGCTGCAGCCGGGGCGACGATCCGGCGGCGCCGGGCCACCGGCGCCCGGGCCTAGAGCCCGAGCGTCCGCAGCCGCCGCGCGCCTTCTGCCAGCCCAGGGTTGCCCAAACGCTTGACGCGCTCGGACGCCGGCATGGCCTGCACGTTGAGCGCGTGCAGGCGGCAATCGTACTCCTGGCACATCCGCGGCTGACGCCCGTGGATCGTGCATCCCTGCGGGCCGAGATAGACGCAATTGCCGTCCAGTCCGCGCCGCAACTGGTGGTCGCCCGTCCAGTCATCCCGAACGGTGTCCCAGCGACTGGGGTCCTCCTCCGGGTAGAGGAGTATCGTGTCGCCCCGACAGCATCGGGTGCAGCCGCCGCAGGCCAGGGGCGGCAACTCGGCCGGCCCGCTCACGCCGGGAGTTCCAGGAGCGCGTCCGACCAGGTCTGCGCGCGATGGTCGATCAGGTCGAGATCGCCGAAGCAGCCGATGATCCGAGGCCGGGGATTGCCGCTTTCGTCCAGGCTGAGGCCGCCGAGCACCGCCTTCGGCGAGTAGTTGTCGATGATCTGTTGCAGCGACAGGTCGGTCTGTTCGATGTTCGGATTGACCACGACGGTCGTCACGTCGCCGACGAAGTTCGGATAATCCGGCGTCAGGTAAGCCCCAACCCCAGGGTCGCCTCCGATAACGGCGGCCGCGTTCGCCTGGCAGTCGAAGTCGGGGTATGGCCCGCCGAATACGCTATCGAAGTTCACGATCTTCGGGACATTGCCTCCATCGGTGGGCGCGCTCAGCAGATACCTGCAGACAGTGTTGTTCCTGATCCGGCTCGCCGCGCCCGGCTTCTTCAAGCCGATCCCGTTCGGCGCTATGCCCACGTAGAGGTTGCCAGCCATCAGGTAGATGTTGGGGTGCGTGGGTGCATCCTCGGAGAGGAAAAGCCCCTGCGCGATATGGATCAGCCCGTCGTCCTGGGGAACGCAGACACCCATGTAGAGCACGTTGCCGATGATCACCGGCCCGGGGATTTCCTCGCCATCGGCGTAGTAGGTGGAAAGGTTCGGCGCGGCCGAGAAGGGCCGCGTTTGCATGAAGTCGCCGTGACCTGACAAGGTCGACTGGTTCTTGAAGAGGTTGAATGAGACGTAGGAGGTCCGCTCACCATAGCCGGGCGTGTTATAGATCATGTAGGCAAGCGCATCGTTGCCAGCCAGGCCGTTGAACGTGTTGCCAAACACCTGACAGTCGCGCCCATAGCAATTGAGCGTGTTGCTCCAGAGATTGTCGAGGAAGAACAGGGCTTCGCAGCTGTCTCCCGCAGTCAGGCTGATACGGCCGCCGCTGCAATGGTCGACGATGATCCAGCCCCAGTTGCTGCTGAAGCCGTTGCCGAAATTGATGTTTTCCTTTCGACTGAACCCGCAAATCCGCAGGTAATGGTGCCGGCGATCTCCTGGCCCCGTCGTGTCCCGCGAGGAAAAGGTCACCTGGCCCCCGGTCGTATAGGCGCCCAGCGGCTTGCGGCTCCTGAGGGTGCGCCAGCCGGGGGAAAACCGACGCGCCCGGTCGGGCAGGGGCTTCCAGCCATGCGTATAGGGCTGCACAGGCGGCAGGACGCCGCCCTCACCTTCGAAGGCGTCCCGCATGAAGATCTCGCCGATGGTGATATAGGCGCCTGACTCGGACAGGATCGTATCGCCCGCGCGGAAGGTGTAGGCGGTCGATGTCGCGAGCGTCCGGATCACCGTCTTGTACTGGCAAGAGCCCGTGGTGTCCCGGCCCGGCGCAGGGCGACTGTTATGGATCGTCGGGTCCACATCGAAGTAGATGCGCCACGTTCGGCTCAGCGCGACGTCTTCCATGTCCATCCAATAGGCGCTGGGGCCAGTGATTGGGTTCGCGCCCACCACCCGGTCCGCGACGTTCTCGCTGGCGTACTTGTCCGCCGAGGTTGCCGCCCAGCACGCCCAGGCCATGGCGGCCGCGCCGGAGGGGTCGATCGGCACGCCATTGGCCGTGACCTGGGCCAGGGCGGGCTCGTCGGTCCACACGCCAATGGCGTTCGGCGTCGACTGGGCGACGATGCGCTTGTCGGCCAGGGCGCCCGGGAGGGTGTGGATCGGAAATCCGCCCGTACCCGGGCGCGCGCGGCCGCCCAGCGGGTAGCGCAGCTCCGGATCTTCGGAAATCGTGACGCCGAGCGTTTGGGTGGCGCCGTCGGAGACGCGCTCGAATTTCAACGCCTCGACGGCCCCGAGCGCCGCGCCCGAAGACACGAGATAGGCGAAGGGATCGGTGATCTCCCAGCCGCAGCAGATGGCGACTTGGCCCGCCCCGATGCTCTCGCCGCGCACGCCGAGGAAGAAACTAATGTTCGTTGAGAGGTTGGTGACGACGTAGCGCCCGGTCGGGTCGCTGCCGAGCAGGGCGAACACGTCGTCGCCCACATAGCGGCTGTCGGCGGGCTGGAGGGTGATGCTCGCATCCCCCGCCAGCGGCGGCGCGGAAGGGCCCTCCGGATCCGGCGGCGGGATGCGACGCGGCCGGAACCGATGCGCCTCGGCCGGCAGGGCGATTACGGCCGCCAGCGCGAACGCGCCGCCGAGCAGCCGCCGACGGCTGAACGCCTTCGGATGCAGCATGTCCTCTAACTCCCGATGCCGGTGAGGGTTTGTTGATGATGCGAGGTCGAGCCCGCGACGCCCGTCGCGTCGACTTCCCCCCAGGCCGCCACGTTCAGCGCCGCGCCTGTGGTGGACCACTCCGATGTCGTGTCGCCGGACGTGGACGGTTCGAACACGTAGGCCATGACCAGCCCGCTCGTGCCGCCGTTGGTGACTGACGCCGCCTCGGTGACGTTGCTGAGCGTCCCGCGATCAACCCAGCTCAGCCGGAAATAGGCGGCCATGACCTTGTAGCTCGGCGTAGAAGCCGATGCGGTCATGGTGAGGTTATGGATCGTACCCGCCCCCGCCTCGGGGTCGGCCCCCTCGACGGCGCCCACGGCAGATCCATCTGCGAAGCACAGGCCCAGCGTGAAGGGCGCGGTCCCCGTCGTACCCGGCGTGCCAACCGTGAGGATGTCGCCGGGCAGGATCCCCGCCGTCAGATGGCTGCGGAAGATCCGCAAATTCGCGGTGGAGTCCTTCGCGAAGGTTCCTGCGACCCAGGTGTTGCCGCGCGCATCGCTGAGCGTGAAAGGGAGTCCAGACCCGCCGTGGCCTCCAACCGCGATGACCGCGACCTGGCCCGCACCGCAGGCCCCCGTCGTATTGATGTTGTAGGTGGAGGATCCTGACGCCCGAGTATCTGCGACGATGGTGGTCGGCGCGGCGATCGCAGGGACAGCGAGGGCGGCCAGCGCCGCCGCGAGCATGCCAGCGAGCCGCCTCATTTCCAGCTCGCCTCGATCAGCACGCCGGCCGGGGCGTTGGTCGCGTCGTTATCGGCGCTGCCGCCGACGACGCAAAAGCCGACGCCGTTCGTGTAGCCTTCGCCCGCGTTGGCCACCGCGCGCTGGACGCCGGCGCCGTTCCCGTTTGCATCCGCGGGGATCAGGAAGACGTGCTTCAGGCCCGTCGCGCTGGCGCAGTTGGGCGCGGCCGCCGTGTCGTAGAGCTTGAGGTACGCCTTCGTCGACGTGGGGTTCTCAAGCGTCAGGTCGCACAGGGTGCGCGCGCTGGCCGAAATTAGCGTGGCGTTCGCGCCCGCGGCCGTGCCGTTGGCCAGGTGATAGGGCGTGCAGGCGCCCGCAAGGCGCGTCACCCCAGGCCCGCCGGCCTGGGAGAACACCATCTTCACGCTCGCCGTGCCCGACGCGTAGGCGCTGGCCCGCACCCGCAGGTGCGTCATGCCGCCCGTCTCGACGGTGAAGACCCCGGGCGCGGTGATCTGGCCGGTCAACGCCCCGGACGCACCGCCGCGCAGGACCGCCTGGACCGACGTATAGGTGGTCCCGCCGTCGTAGCTGCCCTCGACCTGCAAGGTGGCGCTGAACGTCCCGGTGACCGTGATCGCGGCGCTCTCGTTGCCGTCGGTCGGCTGCGTGTAGGTGGAATTGGCGGTGGCCGTGCCGGTCACCAGGCTCACCCCGCCCTGGCCCGCGGTCGTGCTCGTGCCGGCGTCCGCCGCAGTGATCGACCCCGACGCCGGCCGGATGTCGGAGAACGTCAACGGATCTCCGGTCGAGAAATCCGTCAGCGCCACCGCCCCCGCGCCATGCGGGCTGAACCACCAGGAGGGCGTCGCGCCATCCGAATAGGTCGGGGCCGAGCTATCGACCGTGCCGCTCAGCGAGCCACTACCGCCGCCGGAACCCGGCAGTTGGCAGGTGTCGGTCGTGCCCACGAAGCAGGCCATGCCGGTTTCGCTGTCCAGGCCCATCACCGTGACCGGCAGGGGCTTGATCGGCGTCACCGGCTGGTTGACGTTCTTGCCGCTGACCTGCTCCTGGTAAGCGATCGACTGCTGCGCCAGGGCGGGAGCGAGGGGGTATGCGGCGAACAGCGCAACGAGCGCCGCCGCGAGCAGCTTGTTCATGAAGATCCTCTTGCGGAAGGGCGGCGTCTCCCGACGCTGCTGGAGGGTTGGGAAGGTCAGGCGGCGAGCGGCAGGGGCTCGTCCTCTTCGACCGCGAGGATGGCGGTCACGACGAAGTTGCCGTTGCTTGTGAAGGTGTGGATCGTGTAGCCGCCGGCCGTGGTGATCGTCCCGCCGGTCGCGCTCATTGAGCCTGTCGGATAGCGGACGATCACGACCCCATCGAAGCCGTTAGTCGCGCCGCCGCCGTCGGGGCCGTAGCCACCATCCCCGCCGGAGCCTGGCGTGTTCTTGCTTGTCGAGCCCCCGCCCGTTGAATACTCCACCGAAGAGCCGGTGATGCTGCTGATGAACCCCGCGCCGCCAGCTCCATTCGGCCCCCCGGCGGTCCCCGCGCCCCCGCCGCCGCCTGCGTTGCCGGCCCCGCCCTGACCGCCGGAGTTACTCCCGGCGCCGCCGTTGTTGCCCTGACCTACGGTCCCGAATCCGTAGTTCGGGAACGCGTTCGCATCATTGCCGCCGCCGCCGCCGCAGCCGCCGTTGTGGCCCCGGGCCGTCGGAGCCCCGCCACCGCCGCCACCGAAGGCGACGACATTGCCGAGGCTGGAATTTCCCCCATTGCCGCCGTCGCCCTCGGCGACCGCAAGGCCCTTGGCGCCGACGGCGACCGGAAGGACAGCCCCCATCTGCACGGGCTGGGTTCCAGCCAGGACGCCACCGGCGCCCCCGCCGCCTCCCTGGCCGATGGAAGCGGACACGGCCGACCCCCCCGCGCCCCCGCCGCCGACCGCGAGGTATTCGATGAGCCTGGTGTCACCGCCCGGCTGGATCTGCTGCTGAAGGATCATTCCCAGCCCGCCAAGGGATCGAACGCCGCGATGCCGGCCGCATCCGTAGGGATCGTCGCCTCCAGCTGGTCGCTGCGCGCACGGATGGCCTTGATCTGCTCCCACTCGGCGCGGACGGCCGTGTAGAGGGTCTGCATGTCCTGCGGCCATTGGGTGCGGTCAGGCCCATGATCGGTGATCATCTCCTGGCCCAGAGCCAGGAAGTTCCGCTGCTTCCACTCCGGCATGATCACGAGGATGCGCCGGCCGGCTTCCGCCTTGACCGCCGCGACCTTGCCCGCCCGCATCTGGGCGACTTCCGACTGCTCCTTGGCGCGCACGGTGTAGACTTGGAGCACCGCGGTGTCGGTGATCTGCTGCTCGGGGCCCGTGCGCACCTCCGTGGCGGGGTCGAACTGCGGCATGACCACGATTTCGGGCAGCCAGGCGCCCTTGTTGGCGGCCAGCTGCGGAATCTCCTCACCGTCGCCGAACTCGCGGCTAGCGACGATCTCGCCTTCACGGACCCAGTAGAACAGGCTCATGCGTCGTTCCCCGCCTCCGTGTTCAGATACAGCGTCACCCCGATCAGCCTCGCGTCGACAGCCAGAGTGTCGTTGACGGCGTCATCAGCCTTGCGGAGCACCTGGAACACGACGAGGTCTTCGGCGGCCGCCGCCCCGGCGATGGCGATGGCCGCGGTCTCGGGCGAGGCGTAGGAGTCGCTGGTGGTCCCGCCCACATCGTTGGCGTACTGCGCGGCCCCGAACGCGGCGTCGAGCGCGTCGTCGTCGCTGATGGCGACGCCCTGGAGACCCCAGGACACTTTGAAGTTGGCCGCGGTGGCGCCGTGACACCACGCGAAGACGGCCGTCACCGCCCCTTCGTCCCAAGCCTTCGGCATGCGGACGTTGAACTGCGCGTATTCGAGAGTGGAGGCGTCGAAATCCAGTGTGCGGAGCATGACCTTATTGACGCCCAGCTCGGTCAGGCCGACCGCTGCGCCGTTGGTGGTCCGCGCGGTCATCGCCGAGGCCGGGATCCACAGCCCATGCCGGCCCGTCACAGCCAGGTTTTCGACCTCGTCCAGCGCCAGGGCCGCCTTCAAGGGGTCGGCCAGGATCGCCCCCGTGAGCCCCGCCACGGAACTCACCGCCCCGCCGACCGCCCCGAGTGAAATTTCCCAGCTCGCAAACTCCCCCGCCCCGCCCGGCGTGATCGAGGTGAAGTGCATGACGCCCGTGTCGGGGTCGTAGTCGTCGACCCGCGCGACCATCTGGTTTGCGGTGTTGGGCGGATAGGCGATCACCACGGTCTGCCCACCCGAAAACAGCTTGCCCCGCTCGACCGTCGTCAGGGTCATAGGCCCGCCGCCGATGGTCAGCGGGGTGATCGAGGTGGCGGTGAGCGGTTCCCCAGTCACGTCCGAGAGCAGCGCCTGCGCCTGGGCTAACGCCGCTTCCGCCCCGAGCTCGGCGTCCTCGGCGGCCAGTTTTGCGGCCAGGGAGAGCGCCACGCTCGCCGTGGTGGCGTCGATCGCCGGGCCGAGATGGCTCCACGTTGCATCCGGCAACGGGACCCCGTCCGCATCGGTCAGGGCAACGTTGAAATAGACCGCTTGATCGGCCCACATGGCCGGCCAGGTCCCGACGGCGTCCGCCTCGACTGGATTCGGCAACTCCGTGGTCAGGTCCGCGTCGGCGTAGATCGACGTCAGCGTGCTCGCGCCGTCGAGGTAGAAATACGCCTTCGCGCCCGCCACGCGGTCGCCGTTGGCGTCCTCGCAGGGCATGAAGCCGGGGAAGATGATGGGTCCGGACGCCATCGGGCCTCCTTCAAGAGGGTGTCGGGCCTGCGAAGCGGTGCTATGCTCTTTGGCCGTGCCGAAAGAGCGCCCCTACATCGACGCCCAGTTCGTGGTGGTCTCTCCCGCCAAGCGCCGGGTTTCGCCGCCCGTGACGGCGGAGGAGTTCCGCAGTTGGTCCTGGCCGGCGAAGGTCTTCTACGTGGTCGGCGTGGCGCTCGTGCTGGTGCTGACCACGCTACTCGGCGAGTTCATCTGGGGCCTGTGGCCCAGCTGACTATTGCCGCGGGGCGGTCATCGAATTGACCATGCCCACCGCCGGAACGGTCGTGGCGGTCACCACGCGAGAAGCCCCCTGCCCGATCCGCCCTGCCCCGGTCATGGTCGGCCGAACCGCCGTCGCAGCGTCGTTGGCCGGCATCAGGCCCAGCCGCACCAGCTCCGCCGCTTCGGCGTCGGTGATCGTCAAGCCGTTCGCCAGGCGCTCAAGGATCGCCTCTACCGGGCGCGTGATGAACCTGAACGCCGATTTCAGATTGACCGCATCCTGGCCGCGAAGCTGGGTCTGTGATCCGGTGTTCGGGGCCATGAAGTTGGCGTTCCGCGCCCGCTGGAGATTGAGCCGCGCGGCTTGGATGAAGCGGTCGGCCTCGGCCTCGCCGAACAGCGCCGTGAGGTTCTGCCGCGCGTTGGGGGCATAGGCGATCTGGTCGAGCACGCCGCTGGCGTTGGCTCGTTGACCCAGCGCGTCGGTGATCGCCTGGCGCGCACCGACCCGTGTGGCGTTCAGGGCGCGCTCGTCCATATCCGCCAGGTTGGCGGCGAACTCCGAGGGCGAGGCGCGCAGGACCGTTGGCCCGATCTCCTGCGCCCCCTCGATGGCGCGCGTGGCGCTGCGGTAATCGCCCCGCGCCACTTCCAGGCCGGGCACGTTGTCCAATCCGGTGTCGATGTCCCGCGCCCTTGAGCCAAGCCCGCTCGCCATGTCCCCCGCGCCGCGCCGCGCGGCCGTTCGCGCGCGCTCGCCCATGGCGATACGGATGCGGTCCAAGGTTCCGGCGGAGACCTGGGGGAACTGCTCCATGTTGGAGGTGAGCAGGCTGTCGAGTTCCTGCATCTGGGCGTCGTCCCGGCGCGCTGCAGCCGCCGCCCGCGCCCGCCGGATCGCCGCCCGGCCCGTATCCCCGCGCAGGGCGGACGCCATCTCGGCATCGATCTGGACGGGCGTGGCATAGGGCTCGCGGTAGTTGGTGCGCGCGGCGGTGTCCCGCGCCTCGGCCAGCGACTCTGCCACGGCGTTGGCCGGCCGGGTTTCGCCCGGGGTCAAGCCCTCCGCGCGGGTCATGGCGGCGTCGGGAAGGCCGTGAACCGTCTCGTCGCGATAGGTTTGCATCGCCCCGCGCGCAGGGCCGCGCTGGGAGCCCGCGAAGCGCAGGAGCGCCCGGGTGTTCTCGCCCGCCACGTCCGCCAAAGTGGGGGAGGTCGCGCCGACCTGATCGTATTCGGACACCGCCTGGGCGATGACATCGTCGCTCACCCCGTCGGCGCGCAGCGCGTCGCGCAGCCGCCCGGCAGCACTGGCGCGCGGCGACATCAGCCGTTGGCCGGTCATGTTGTTCACCACCCGCGCACCGGCGCCGACGGCCTCAAGGGCGGCGGTTCCAGCCCCACCCACTGCAGCCCCGGTCATCAGGCCCTTGCCGGCGCTTGGCAGCCGCTTTACGGCGTTGCCGCGCCCGACCCCTTCGCCGGCCGCAGCGCCGGTCATCGCGCCCACGGCCGCCCCGCGGGCGATCCGCGAGGTCGCGTTGGCGCCGCGCGCCACGAACCCGCCGCCGACCCGCCCAATCGGGCTGGCCACGCCACCGGCGACCTGGAGCGCGACGGATTGGACAGGATGTCGCTCCGCAAATCGCGTGTCGGCATCGGCCTGCGCGTCCATGTCGGCCTTATACGCGTCGGCCATGCCATACCCCACGGAAGGGCGGCCGGTCATGCGCCGGATCAGGTTGTTCGCGCCCGTCTCCAGGGCCGCGCCGGCGGCGTCGAACTCGTCGGCGAACCCCAGCGTTACCCCTTGATTGAAGGCCCGCAACCGGGCTGGCGTGTTGGCCTGCCGCCGGTCCGCATCCTTCCGCGCCCTTGAATAGCCCAGGGTCTCGCTATTGCGGAAATTTCCGACGACCTGATCGGAAGCGGTGCGAAACGGCATCAGTTCGCCCCCTTCTTCACCAGCGTCCCGTCCTGGTCGATGTAGTAGGAACCGGCCTTAAGGCCCCGATACTCTTGCGCGTTCCTCGGAACGAACGGATTCGTCGCGGTCCCTGCCGGCCCCGCCGGGGTGATCTTCATCACCGCTGCGTTCTGCGCGTCGCTCGCGCCCGGGATCGCATGCCGGCCGCTCTCGGCTTGGGATGGCGAGGCTTCCGGCTCCTTGCCGCCGCTGCGGATGCGACCCACCAGATGCTCCCGCTCGTTGATGAGCGACTCCTGGCGGTTGTCCATCTCCTGCTTCATCACCACCACGCCCTGCGTCAGCTGGTTCTGCGTAGCGTAGGAGGCGAGGCGTTCGGCGGCGGCTTTACGGGCGCTGTCGGTCGCCGCGACATTGCCGAGGTTGCCGGTCATCACCTTGGCGTATTCCTCGGCGAACGAGCCGAGGGCGATGTCGAAGTTGTTTACGTCGGCGTCGCCGGCGATCTGCTTGCGGCCGGCCTGAAGCCAGCGGTTGAGCACGGGGATGTTGGTCTGGCCACCGCCCTTGGGGGCAAGGCTCAGCATCAGGTCGGCGTTCTTGCGCGCCGTCTCCTCGTACGACTTGGTCGCCGCCAGGGACTTGTTGATCTGGTTCAGCGCCTGGGAGTCGGCCTTGATGGTCAGGTGGCGGGTGACCGCATCCGCGCCGGTGGCGCCGGTCTCCTTCTCGATCGCCGCGGCGCGGTTAATGATCTTCGTGCGGTTCTGGGCGGCGGTCTTGCCCATGCCGAGCGGCGGCATCTGGCCAGTGGCCACGTACTGCTGCGCCACGTAGTCAAGCGCGTCGCCGGAGAGGATCTCGTCGTCCGCCTCCTTCGGGGGCGCCTTGAAGACCACCCGCGCCCCGCTGGGAAGCTGGGACTCCGCCGGGGCCGACTGATCGGGCGAGGACGGGCCCGCGGCGCCGGCCCACTTCTGGCGCCACATGTCGACGAACTGGCCGGCCGTCATGTTCGGGTCGCCGCCGTTGCCGACGATGGCCTTCCGCGCCACTTCGGCGCTGCCGTAGATGGGCGTGAGCACGGAGACCGCATTGGCTTCCGGCGGGGCGGTCAGCAACGCCCGGCCGCCCGCTGCGCCTTGCTGGTGCATGATGTAGACATTGGCGTCGCTCGGCTCCAGGCCGAGTTGCGTCAAGTTCTGCCGATCCCGGCGCGAGAGTGTCAGCGCCGCCCGCGTCTGGTCGCCCACGTCGTTGATGTTTCCGCCGCCCGCGCCCGCGAAGGTGTCGGGATGGAACTGGAACAGCCCCGTCGAGCTGCCGTTCTCGGCGGCAGGGTTGCCTGCGCTCTCCACCTGACCCAGGCGTTGGAGGTAGCTCACCTCCTCCGGGCTCGCCCCAGCCGCCGTCGCGATTTGCGCCACTTGGCCATAAACGCCACCCGTTGGGGCGCGGGTCGCCTGAGCTTTCCCGCCATCGGATGAAGTCTGCGGCGCGCCCGCGGCAACAGCGCCCCCAGCCCCGCCGCCGACATCGATCAGCGTCTCTCCGGGGCCAACCTTCTCGTACTTCGGACTGCGGTAGATCACCTCGCGCGTGCGAGGGTCAACAAGCGCTCCGCCCACTTCTAGGGGCTTGGAAGCCTCCAAGGCTCCCTTCAGGCCCAGCACCTGGGTTTCGACGCTCTGGATATTCTCCGGCGTCGGGTCCCAGCCTTCGAGTTCCCCCTGCGTCGCGAGCCCTTTGCTGACTAGGTCTGGAATGATCTGCGTGCGGTAGATGGACCGGGCCTCGTCCAGCGGCTTGCCTTTGAGCGCCTGAGCATGCGTGGCCAGGGCCTCTGTCGTCTCCGCGACGTGGTTGGAGATCAGCTTCAGCGCGTCGGGGTCTCCCGCTGCGGCTTGCTTGGCCGCCGCGAAGTCGCCACGGGAGAGGGCCTCGCTCACGCTCTGAAGCCGGCCTTGCGCCTTGACGCCCTGCCCGTACTTGAGGGTCGAGATCGCCAGCTGCGGGTCGAAGCCGGCGACGGCCTGCGCGGCGCCGCCGAAATCCCCGGTCATCAGGCCGCGACCGTAGGTCTGCTGCGCCTGGTTCCGCTGGGCCGTCATGCGCGCGCGCTCGCCAGCCTCGAAAGCGCCGATCCAGTCGCGGGCGTCGGGCAGGTAGAGGTCCGGCATCTAGATCACCCCATAGACGGGATCGGATGCCGCCAGCCCGGTCATCGTCGGATAACCCGTCGAATAGGGCGCCGGGTTCATGTACCGCCCCGCGATGTACGAAAGGCCCGTCGCGGCGTTGTTGACGCCGTTGGCGAAGGCGTTGGCCGAGCTGATCGCCGCGTTGCCGTTGGCGTTCGCCGCGGTCAGGGCCAGATTGCCCTGGTTGGCCGCGTAGGACTGGCCGGCGCTCTGGTTGGCCGCATTGGCGCCCGTCCCGAAGCCCGCCAGACTCAGCAGCTGGTTGTTGCGGGTGTCGTAGCGGCTCGTCAGGAAGTTCCGGTCGTCATTGTAGAGCCCGTCGCTCCGCGCGCGGTTCTGATCGTAGTCGGACACCTGATCGCGATAGGTCCCATAGTCGAAGGCCCGATCCAGATTGTACTGGTTCGTCATGTAGTTGCGGTAGTCGGTGTAGCCTTGCGAGGCGACATCCTGCGCCCGCTGCACCCCCGCCTTGACCCGGGCGCCGCTCAGCACCCGGCCCATGGAGGACGACAGGTTGTCGAGCGCCTTCTGGGACTCCGAAATCCGGAACTTGAACTCGGGGCTGTTCTGATAGTCCTCGTACGACACGTCGAGCGGCGCGTAGCCGCCGTAGGTGGGCGCGGGGCCAGGGTCGGGGCGCGCGCCCGCATCGTAGCCGTTCGGTGCGGTCGGGTCGGCATAGCCGGCCGGCGTCCCCGTCATGCTGGGCGCGGCGGGCGCCGGCTGTGGCGTGGCGGCTTCGCTGCCGCCGACCGTCGGCATGACGCGACCTTCGCCCTGCCCATGCTCGGCGTAATGGACCTGGGCGAAGTGCTCGGGACTGTCGAGGCCCGCGCGGGTGAAGGCCGGCGAGTTGGGGTCCGCCGTCATGCGCGCCCTTTGAAACGCCGGCATGAGGTCCGGGTTCTGCGCCAAGTAGGCGTCGTAGTCCGGCGCTCCGGGAGCGGGGGCGCCATAGGTCTCGCCCGTCATGGTCGGCAGGCCCGAACCGCCGGTCGAGGGCGGTGTAGCCGCTCCGCCCGTCATGCCGACGGGAAGACCCATCTGCTGCGCGAGGGCCCGGGCCGCGCTGACCCCGATCTCCTGAAACGGGGCGTTGTCCGCCCGCGTGGTGTCGTAGATGTAGCGGTTCAGCGCCGCGGCTTGATCGGCCGCCTGCGAGGTCTGGTCGGCGGCATACTTGGCCGCCTTGGAGCTTGCGTGCGAGGCGATGGCCGCGCCCCCCACGGCGGCGGCGCCCGCGATCAGCGCAGGGACTACAGGCATCAGCGCCTCCGTGCGGGCGAGCCGAGCCAGGCGTCGCGGGTGAGCGACCAGAGCCTGTAGCGGCCGTGCGGGGTGGTGCGGAACTCGCCCATCGGGGCGAAGCGGAACGTCTTCGGCGGCCTGGACTGCGGGTGCGGGGTCTCGTGGGTGATCACGAGATCGGCGCGGCCGAAAACCAGATCAATGGCCTCCCGCAGCGCCTCCAGGGCCTCGCGGCCCCAGCCCTCGGGCGTGAAGAGGGTGTGCAGCTCCAGCGTCAGGCCGAAGCTGTCGGCGGGGAAGAACAGGAAGCCACCGTGCTCGGCGCGCAGGCACAGCGCGCGGTCCAGCGCCAGGGTGATGATGGAGGGGTCCTGGCCGTGGCGCATGTGCTCCAGCGCCGGATGCGCCAGGACGGAGGTCCAGAACGCAGGGTCACGATCTTCGCGGATCATGCGATGGCTGTGATCCGGCCAAACCCATCGACCGTGATGCTGGTGGGGTTGGCGTGCACCCCGGCGACGCCGGGGACGGCCGCAAGGTCGATGGTCGGATTGCCGCCCGCGCCGGTCGGGTTGGCGACTGCGATCCGGCCCACCGTCCCGGCGATGCTGCGCTTGGTGAAGGTGTCGGCGCCGGTTTCGGTCACCAGGCCCGCCGCGGCGTCGAGGTGGGATAGGGCGTCGAGGGTGTCGTCCTGCGCCTGGAGGCCGCCCGTGATGCCACCGGACCGCTCCACCAGCTGACGCAGGAAGGTGCGCCAGGGCGTGGTCATGTAGCCATGGGCGTCCAGCACCGGGGTCGTGGCCGGGGGGATTTGCAGGGTGATGCTCATGCCGCCTCCACGTCCACTTCGACATAGGCCCCGAGCACCGCGCGCTTGATGGGATCGCTGATGCGGTAGCGGAACGCCATCGCCCGCCCCTGCCCCTGCATGCCGAACAGCACTCGCCGGCCGCGCTGCCCCTGTTTTCCGAGATGGCGGATCTTCGGGGCCGACCAGGTCGCGCCGTCCTTGCTGCGCTCGCAGGTCACGGCAGGATCAAGTGTGGCGGTCCCGACGCCGGTTTCGCAGACGAGCTCGGCTTCGTTCACCGTCAGCCGGCGGTTCTGGGCGTAGGCGTAGGGGGTGACGATCTCGAACGGCAGGACCGCGCCGTCCTCGTCGTAGAGGGGTTCCTCGGGCGTCCCCAGCGCGTAGAGGATGCCCTCCGCCGCCGAGCCGAACAGTTGCAGGCCGTAGGCTTCGAGGTAGTGGCGCCCGCGGAAGGTGTCGGAACCGTAACTCGCCCGCTCATGCCAGCGCTGGGTGCTCTGGTCGAAGACGATACAGCCCTCGGGATTGCGGAAGACGACGAAGAGATGGTGGTCCCAGACGTGGCTGGAGGCGACGGTCTGGCCGGGGTCGCTCCAGCCGGCGATGATCCGGCCGATGGCCGGGGTCGAGATGACGTTGGCCGAAAGCCCGTCCAGGCGGCGGATGGTGAGGTCGTGCGCCAACCAGAAGACGGTGTCGTTGGTGCTGGTGATCGCGTCGCGGCCCCTCAGGCCCACGTCCACCTTCAAATCCTGATAGGCCTGGAATGGGAAGTCGGCGGCGCCGGTGTTCTGCTGCGCCTCCAGCGTGGTCACGCCCGCCAGATAGAGCGTGTCGCGGTGCTTGAACGGCCGCACCAGCTTGTCCGGCTTCCACTCGGCGGAGGCGAAGTCCAAGGCGTCGTAGCTGGTGGGATCGCGCAGCGCGGAGATGAACCACTGCTCGGTGTCGCGCTCTCCGAACACGAAGAAGCCGTCGATGTAGCAGACCGAGGAGGCGTCGGGGGCGTCAGGGTCGGTGACCTGGCCCACGGTCGTGCCGTTCCAGACGTAGATCTTGCCGTCGGTGACGACGACGACGTTCACGCCGTCGCCGGCCACGTCCACCAGATCATCGCCGGGGATCGTTCCCAGGTCGGTCGGGGTTCCGTCCGCGGCGAGGCTGTAGAGCTTTGCGCCGGCCACCACATAGGGCGTACCCGCCATCTCGATCCCGCCGCGGATCGGCCCATCCAGTCCCGACATCCAGCGCCGGCAGCCCGGCGTCCCGTAGATCGGCGTCGGCTCCTTGCCGGTTGGCGCCTCGTGCAGGTAGGCGTTCAGCAGCCGCTCGATGCTCTCAAACGGCGAGCGGGCCTTGTCGGACTGCTTGCCGAGCGGCAGGGGAAGGCGCTGCGGGGGCATCAACGCACCCCTGCCGGCAGCACCACGCCGTTGCCCTGTTCGTAAGCTTGGAAATAGTTCAGCAGGTCGCTTGGGTCCCGATAGCGCGTCATGCTTGGCGAGGCGAAGTAAAGCCACGTCCCATCCGGCCGCTGCACCCACGAACCGGCCGGGTTGTGGTCATCTGCGTAGATGCTCCCGTCCGAAAATGTGACGTGATTTGGCTTCTTGAAGGTGTCGGGCAGATGCCCGTTGGCGGCCTGCTGTGCGTTCGCCTTCCAGGCGCCGCGCAAGTCATAGTCGCCCATGTTCTGGAGGTTCGGCGGCAAGGTCGCGCGCCAGTGCTGGAACGCCGACTCCTCAGTCGGAGACAGGCGCGTGTCGTATTGCCCGGCCTGCTCGCCCGTCATCGCGCCCATCAGAAGTATTCGGCCCGCTGCTCTTCGCGCTGGTCGGAGGACTTCAGACCCGCCAAGGCCACACGCCCGGCCGCCCCCAGAGCCTCGTAGCCCTTGCCGTCACGCCCGAAGTCGGTGCAGCAGCGGCCGGCGATGTAGGCCCGGTACGGGATCAGCACCGCGTCCGGAATGGCCTCGTCGTCCCACCAAACCAGGCCCTTTTCGAACAGCTCGCCGCGGGCCGCCGCGATATGGAGGTCGAGAAGGCTGGCCTGCTCCGCCGACGGGTTCTCCGTCTCGTCGAGGACTTTCAGGTTCACCAGCACGAGCCGGCGCAGGTCAGCCTTGGTCGCCACGGGGCCGCTACTCGTCGTCGCCGATCGCGAACCGGGCGTCTTCCAACGCCTGCTTCAGTTTCGGCACGCCCCAGCGCCGGTCGAACTTGACCTTGTCGGGGTGCTTGCCGTGCAGCGTATCGAGTTCGTCTAGCAGAGCGTCCTTGTCGGCCGAGCCGGAGCCGCCGTCCGCGTCATCGTCGTCGTCATCGCCCGAATGCGGATTGCCGGTCGGCATCGCCGCGGTGTCGGCGGCCTTGAGCGCGGCCTCATCCGCTTCGGTGATCTCGTCGTCGGAGACTTCGAAGGTCGGATTGCCGCGAAGCTTGCCCTGCAGCTTCGTGTCGATCTCCGACACGTCGATGAAGACGTTCAGCGGGAACGAGAGCCCCGCGAAGCGGACCCGGCGTGGCGCGCCCTCCGCCTGGTCGATGTAGCGAGCCTTCATGTGGGCTCTCCTGTCTGTGGAAGGAATTCCGGGCTGGCGACGATTGGCGGTGAAATGACAGGGCTCGTTCGAACCCTGGCCGCGGGCCGCTTTGACTTCGCGATAGGAAGCATCGTCGCCGGAGCCGCCGTGGCCCGGCCGGTTGCGGTGGAGGCTCCCGCGGCGCTCAGAACCTTGGGGGCGCCTGCGGCTACTTCATGTAGCCGGTGAGCGCGATCTTGAAGTTGGCGGCCTGCGCCGTCGCCGCCGCCGTGGAACAGGTCAGCAGCAGGTCGGTGTCCGCCGTGAACTCGTAGAGGAGCCCCGCGTCCTCCAGCGTGTTCGTCTCGCCGCCGGCCTGGCCGAGGGTGCTGACCGCCAGATAGCGGTCATCGTCCCCGGCGTCGCCCAGCTTGAAGGCGAAGGCCGGCGCGCCGTTGGTGTCGGCGTCGCCGATGCGGAAGCGCAGGCCGGTGGCGATGAAGCCCTTCGGCACGCGCAGCAGCGCGGAGGTCTTGTTCAGGGCGAGCGCGCCGACGGCGAGTTGGCCCGAGTTGGTCAGCACCACAGCGCCGAGGTACGAGCTGGAGCCCGGCTTCGGCTGGTTGGCCTGACGATAGTCGAAATCGGCCATGGACCGATCCTTTCGAAAAAGCGGGGCGGACCCGAAAGCCCGCCCTCAGGTTTCAGGGGAAGGCTCGGACCTAGTCGGCGACGGCGGCGAAGTAGCCGGTGACGATGCCGTTGTCATTGGTGGCGCCGGTGTCGGAGTCCGGAGCCGTGCCGAAGCGCAACTTGGCGAAGCCGTCCAGGCCGTCGATGGCGGTGCCGTACTTGTCGCCGTAGTCGAACTCCTTGGTCACCGTCTTCCACCGGCGAGCGATGGCGTAGCCGATCGCCTGGGCGCCCAGCAGGTAGACCGGGGCCACGTCGATCCCGCCGTTGCCGACGCCGGCATAGACGGGCATGTCGAGCAGTTCCTTGGCGATGACGCCCGACCACATCAGGTCGCCGCCCTGGAACAGCTTGGCGGCCTCGCCCGCGGCCGTGGTGTCGTCCAGCACGCCCTCGAGGTTGGCGCGCAGGTCGCGGAAGGCGTACGGATGGCAGTACATGATGTAGTACCGCTTGCCGTTGCCCGGATCCTTGACCGGCCGGACCTTCGGCGAGGCCACGGTGGCCATGCGCTTCATCAGGTCCACCGCCGAACGCGTCAGCGTGTCGTTGACCGCGTCGATGTTGGCCAGCGAGGAGGCGTGGTTGCCGGCCACGGTGTTGGCCTTCGCCGAGCCGAACAGCACACGGTCGGCGTTGTTGGTCAGCCAGGTGTTCTTCTGGCCGGCCGTGGCGTTGGCGTACAGCACGCCGTCGATCCCGCCCATCTGGGCGATGATCTTGTCGCGGCTGTTCTCCATGGCCCAGGTCTTCAGCATGGGCTTCATCGCGTCGCGCAGCCCGATGGCGGAGAACTGCTCCTCGCTCTCGGAGACCCGCACGGCGTGACGCCGCTTGGCGATGGTCACCTTGTGCGACCGGGAGACCATGTCCTCTTCTTTGCCTTCAAGGACATCGCTGCCGGTCGTCTCGGCGTTTTTCAGCCGGTTGATCAGCGCGAAGGTGACGCTGTCGCCCTTCTTCTTGGTCAGGTTCTCCTTGACCTGGATCACGGACTGCGGGCTGTCGCCCATCAGCTCGGCGAAATCGACTTCGTCGATGTATTCCAGGAAGAACCTGTCGTCCCACGCTTGGGGCGTGAGGCCGGTAGCCGCGCGGGTGTCCGCCATGGCCGTACCTTTCTGTCGATGAGATGCGGCGCCTCACGGCGCTGCGTGCTGTTTCGGGGAGGCTCCGCCCGTGCGGGCTAGAACCGGTTCTTGAACTTCAGCGGCGCGGGCCCGGCGAAGCGGCCGCCATCGTCACGCGGCTGCGCGGAGCGAGCCTGTGACGCTGGCGCCGGCGGGGGCGGGCGCTGCGGGGTCATGGTGGTGCGGGCCGCGGGTTCGGCGGCAGGCTCAGCCTGCTTTTCGGCCTGTTCCCGTTCCCACTCTTCGCGGAGCTTCCTCTTGTAGGCCTCCGGATCGCTGCCGATCTCCTCGGCCAGCCGTTCGCGCTGCATTTGCTGGTGGGCAGCGGACCACGGGTCGCGCTGGGCCATCGCCCAGGATTCCATCGGGTTCGAGCCGTCAGGCCCGGCCTTGGAGATCAGCCACTCACGGACTTCGTCCAAGGTGTCCTCGCCGTGCCGCTCGATGAGGCGGTCGGCGGAATAGTTGAGCTTGTGGCCGAGCTGGAACTCGCTGGCGAAGCTGCGGAACTGATCGGCGGCGCGCGCCTCGGCGGCCTCCTGGACCGCGCGCGCATAGCCGACCGGGTCTTCAGCGGGGTTGGGAAGCTCTCGGGGCTGAGGCCGCGGCTGGGGCTGCGGTTGCGGCGCCGGCCCGGGGCGGCGTCCCTCGATCTGGGCGCGCAGGCGGGCGTTCTCTTCCCGCTGGCGCTTCATGGATTCGCGATACCACTTGGGCGCCTTCGGATCATCCTCGGGGGCCGGCTGGGTGTTCGCGTCGCCGGCATTGGCGGCCGGGGCGCTGGGGGCCTCCGGCGCAGCGGCCGGGGCTGGGGTGGCGGGCGTTTCGGCGGCTGCGGGTGCAACCTCCTCTTCGTCCGAAGGCGCCGCCCCGACTTCGCGGTGAGGCTCATGAGCCGACATCGCTTGATGCCGTTGGCTGAAGATCTCGCTCACGGAGGGGGCGGCGCTGGTCTCGGCCTCTTGGGCCGGGGTCTCGTCTTGCATAGGGGTCCTGCGAAAGGAAGGCTGGCCGTCTCTCGACGCTCAGCATCGCGGGCGAACCGGCCCGGTCGGATCAGCCGCGTGAGGCGGCGGATAGATGAATCGTCAGGCGACCATCCGCGACGCGCCGGTCATAGGCCCCGCCATCGGCGGACCTGAGGGCGGGCCTTGCGGCGCGGGCGGTGGCGCGTCGAGCGCCGGATGGGGACCGGGCGACATGCCGGGCGGCATGCCGGGCGGCGGGCCCATCGGCCCGAGCTGCGGCGGGGGCTGATCCCCGAACCCCTCGGCCACGTCCGGCCGCGGCGGTTCGACGGCGGGCGCCCCGAGCTTGGCCATGGAACTCTCGCCCGAGGTGAGGTCGCGATAGGCCTTGGCACGGGTCGCCACGATGCCGGCCTCCTGCTCCTCCAGGTCCAGTTGCATCTTTCGCTGCGCCCCCGGAGGCGGCGAGGCTGTGGCCATCTGGTCGACCATGTCCATCAGCTGCTTCTTGCGCTTGGCTGGCAGCGCGGGATGCATCTCGATCGCCAGCTTGAGGGCTGGCGGCGGCAGGTTCTGCTTCAGCAGTTCGGTGAACGCCTGCCAGGTCTCGCCGTCTAGGGTGATGGTGTCGGGCGCGTCGGAGACCAGGATGTCCATGTCCAACCGCGCCACGTCGTTCTGCAGCATGGGCGAGCCGTCAGGGTTGAGCGCGGGGACGAGTTCGGTGAACGGCGGCGGCAGCGGATCGGGGCTCTGCGCCTGGGCGGCCTCGTACGCGTCGTGCGCCGCCTTCCACTCGTGCTCGGGCCGCACCTCCCCGGTCATGGAGTCCTGCCACATCGGCTGGTTCAGCCCGACCCAGCGCGGCGCATCGTCGTTGTCGGTGACGCGGACCCACTTCGCCCCGTCCCAGAACTGCTTCATGAAGCAGGCCAGCATCCGGAACACCCGAAGGTCCAGCCGGCGCAGGGTGTCCATCAGGTCGGATTGCTCGACCAGGCCCCCGGCCTGCTGCGCCTCGATGGCGCGGCCGGACTGATCCTCCGTCCCCTTCCCGAGCAAGGCTGCGTTCGGGCCTGCCTCCATGACGTACTGCATAGCCTGGGCGCCGAGCTGCGCCTGGCCGGCGGCGAGTTCCCCGCCGTCGATCACCTCAAGGCTGGCCCCCGGGTTCTTCTTCAACCAGAAGTCCGGGCGCGCGAGTTCACGCCTCGCGCTGTTCACGTCATCGACCGCCCCGTCGTCGGCGATCACGCCCTTGGTGTTCAGGAGGTGCAGCGCCTTGGAGCGACGCTTGTTGATCTCGTCCTGCGGGTCGATGAGATGACGAATCTCGCCGAAGCGGTTGTTCTCCCGATCGACGTTGGCGCTTTCGAAGATCCATGGGCAGAGGCTCTCGCCGTCCTGATCCACGTAAGGCGCGTCGGCGCGGTAGAGGAAGCCGGCCTTGGTGAACTCGCAATAGCGCCACTCACCCTCGTGGCGACACCAGAGCATGATGAACCGCACGCGCTTGCGCTTGGCGTCTACCCAGCGGTCGCGGGGCTTGTCATCGTAGGTTCGGCCCATCCCCGGTGCGCGCGTAAAGGTAGCATCAAGGATTTCGCGGGCGCGGGCCTCGTCAACATAGCCCATGGAGACCGCCCGGCGCAGCGCCTCGTCGTAGTCCATCCAGGGCGCCTGGCCCAGGTATAGCGCGTCGCTGAAGTCCGGCTCGGAGGAATGCGGGTCGTAGAACGCCCGATCCCAGGGGATGCGGCTGATGGTGAACTCGTACGAGTCGCCCTTGGGGATCGCGGCCAGTTCCAACCCCCCGAAGCCCTCAATGGTGATGTTCTTCCACGCCTGGCTGCGCTTGGACGGGTAGTCGGCCGTCTCCGTCACGTAGCGAAGCCCGTCCGTGAAGGCTTCGGCCGCCTGGGCGTCTTCCGGGTTGTTCCGCGGATAGGCCTTCGGGTCGCGTCGCTGCTTCTTCTCCATGCCTCCCAGGAACGCCGCGCGCGAGCGGATGACATTCAGCACGATCGGCGGCTGGCCCCGCCTGCGCAGGGCGTCCACCTCATCCTGGGTCAACTGCTTGTTATCGACGTAGTCGCGGTCGCGCTCGGCCTTCTCCCGCGCCTCCCGCTGGGCGTCCTCGGCCTCTTCGAAATACTGGCAGTAGCGCTGGAGCTCGACATCCGTGAGCTCCGCCGCGTCCATGCGGCCCGCCTCAGGGTGGTCGACCATGTCCGGGCGTGCGACGATCGAACCGTCAGCCATTGGTCAGAGCACCTTCCATGCGTCGGCGCCCCTCTCCTCGCCGTCGATCGCCCAGCGGTCGGCGGGCGGCGACTTGGGCCTAGAGACTCCCTTAGGGGCGATCCGGCAGTTCACGGCATATTCGCCGAAGGCATCGGCGCCGTGGCTGTTCTCGTCGTGCAGCGGCTCGCCGAAAACCTGCATGGCCTTGTTCCAGCGCCGGCGATAGTTGCGCAGCCGGTCCAAGCCCATGGCGCAGCGCCTGGCGTCGAATTGCACGACCGGCAGGATCCGGCGAGCAGCGTTTATGCGCTCAGCCGGTGACTGTTGCGCCCCAACGGTGATCGGCTTGACGCCCAAGCGGCCCAGGGTTTCGAACCGGGTTTTCGCGCCGGCGCCCCACTCCCGCACCATCACGTCATGCGGCAGGTAATGGCGGCGGTAGCGGTAGGGCCTGATCCGGCCGGCCGCAGCCAACGCCTCGAGGATGTGGTCGGGGTCGACGATCAGCTCAGGCAGCGCGCCGCGGACGATAGCCTCCGCCCCTTCGCCACTGGTCTCGAAGTAGTCGATCGCCCGGACGCGCCGGCCGTTGTCCTGGAAGAACCAGATGGCCGTGTAGTCGTCGACGCCGATATCCCAAGCGGTATCCACCGGTAGGCTGGTCACATGGGCGAAATCGCCGATCCGCCCCTCGTCCATTGCCCTCTTCATCTGCGGGCCGAAGTACGAGCCTGGCACAGCCGCGTCGAAATCAACAAGGTATTCCTGTCGATACTTGGCGTCGCCCTCTTCTTCCGAGCCGGCTTCGTCGATCAGTTCCTGCCGCTCGCGAGCCAGCTGCTCAGCGCTAAAGACGCCGGTTTGCAATGCCGTCGAGCGCTCTGTGAACCAATTGGCGTCCAGCGCTCGCGCCTCGTGCGCCCGAACCGCATGGTTCCGGCCCCGCGGCGTCCAAATAAAAATCGCCCAGCCGCCGTTCTCCGCCAGGATCGGGCGGAAGAAGGTCCACGCCTCTGGCTTCGCCAGCGCCCATTCGGAGAAGACGATCCCAGCGACCGACGCGCCAACCAGACTGTCGTAGTTGTCCGATCCGACGACCTGCCACGTTGAGCCGTTGGACCACTGAATGAACATGTCAGTGGCGCGCGCTGTGTAGCCACCCTCTTCCGGCGTGCCGAAGGCCTCGACGATCCGCCGGCGGCCGGTATGCGGGTTCACCGCATCCCAGATCGCCTTCCGCGCCTGCGCCGCCTCGGGTAGCATGTGCCAGTAAGCGCCCACCCGGCGCTGCGCCGCCTCCCGCGCCCAGTTCAGCGCGACGTCGTCCTTGCCCCAGCGCCGGTGCGCCGCCACGTCGGCGCGCAGACCCCCCGCGACGAGGTAGTCCCATAGCGGGCGCTGATAGGCCCGAGGCCGCCACCGACCGGCTTCGCGCGCAGCCAAGGCTGCGCGCCGCGCCTTCTCCGCCCTCACTGCCGCCAGCGTGGGCAGGCGGTTTGCCAGACTCAGCACCGCTAGTGCTCGTCTACCTGCGTCACGGCTTCCAGGATGCGTTCCAGTTGGTCCAAGTCCTCGGTGGCGACCTTCGACAGGTCCAGGGTGCGCACAGGCCCATCTCCAGCGCCGGTGACCTGCACACGCTCGCGGTAGGGTTCGGCCGGGAAGCGGCCAGAGACCGATTTCGCCCAAATGGCGGCGTTGAACGACGAACCCTTGTTCAGGCCCTCCTGCGCCTGCCCTTCCCACCAAGCCAACTCTTCGTCCTTCGCACGTTGGAGCGCGTCCAAAAACTCGGGATGGGCCAGACCCCAATTGATCAGCGTCTGGCGGCTGACATTGAGGGCGGATGCGATCTGGGCACGGCTCTTCCCGGCCTTGCCGAG